GACCGGCTCGAAACTGATTCTCGACTATGTGCAGTCCTACAACGACCTGTCATACCGGCGCCGTCCGGCAAGTGAAATCCTGTGGGCCATGGTCAAAGCGAACGGAAAGAGGACGAATTGAGCATCATGCTGGACGAGGCGCAAGCCTACGAAAATTCACGAGATTACGACTGCTGCCAGATCATCGACGGCGCTTTCACCGTCGGCTGCGCGGTGAACGAGGCCTACTGCGAGGGACGAAGCGCCCCACCCGCGGACGTGGAAGTGGAGGCTGTGGCGAAACGGCTCTGCTGGAACAGCTGCGAATGGGATGGCGTCGATAGCTACGCGGCGAAAGGCGAGGATGACGCATGGAATTATGCCGGTGAGATTCCCGGCTTCCAGGAGGAATATATCAGACAGGCCAAGGAAATGTTCGAAATCGCACGGAAGGCGGTAAGCGAATGAGCAAGGCAATCCGATATGTCGAGTGCGCCCACTGCGGTGAGACGGTGGGCAGCTATTACGTCACCTGCCCTTACTGCGGGTATCGGCTGGTGGACGCGAAGCAAGCCGTAATGATGGGTTTGTCATGGTGACGCTTGACCCGCCACCGGACTTGGTGGAGATCGCCGAAGCCTTGGATGCGATGGCGAAACCACACGTGGGAAGCGGCTGGGCGAACACCAACTACACCGACCTGCCATGCACCACGCCACGGCAGGAAGCCATCTGGATGGAACATAACGGAATCACAAGAGGGGAGGAATGAGCGATGGGCTATTTCCAGATTCCAGTCTCTTGGTATCGGGACGAAACGATGCTGAACCTCATGGACAAGAACCCCGCATCCATAGGCATTTACGTGATGATGATCTCTTGGTGCTCAGACAACAAAAGCTACGGAGACATACCATACGTAGACTTCCGATATGTCCTCGATGGTGAAGATGAAGAGCTTCAGGCGCTCATAGATGCAGGACTCATCACGAAGACCGACAAGATTCGTCTGCGCGAACCCGTCTACCACATCAAGAGCTTCAGGCGCTTCGACCCGCGATCAAGGGAGCCGATCAGCAATAAGCTTCGCAAGGCCGTGTATGAGCGTGACCATTGCCGTTGCGTCGAATGTGGAGCCGCCGATCATCTGAGCCTTGACCACATCATTCCGTGGAGTCTTGGCGGCGAGGACACCATGGAGAATCTTCAGACCATGTGCCGTTCATGCAATTCAAGGAAGGGGAACAGGGGCGATGTGGTTCAAGGTGGATGATTCGTTCTTCTCGAACCCGAAGACCGCGATGCTGTCGGACGGGGCTACCGCATTGTGGCTCCGTTCCGGCTCATGGTCGGCACAGCAATTGACGGGCGGGTTCGTGCCAGCCCGCATGGTGCCGATGTTCCGTGGCTCCGATGATTCCGTGCGCGAACTGTGCGATGTCGGATTGTGGGAGCGTGACGATGAACGGGATGGCTATTGGTTCCACGATTGGAGCGACTACCAGCCGGACGGGGAGGAAGTGGACGCTCTGCGCCGGAAGCGGAGCGAAGCGGGCAAGAGGGGCGCGGACCGTCGTTGGAAACGGAAAACCGTTGACGAAAATGGCAAAAATGGCAAAACCGATGGCAAATGCCATGGCAAACCTATGGCAAACGCATGGCAAACCGATGGCAAGTCGATGGCAAACTCATGCCCCGTTCCCGTACCCGTACCCGATAAGAAAGAGAAAGAAGAATATTCTTCTTCTTTCTCCAAAGAAATCGGGGTAAGTGACTTCGAGTTAGTAGGGGAGAAGGCGCACGCCAACGCCGATATCATCCGAAACTATCCGAATCTCGACCTGTCGGACGCGTGGAATGCCTTCGCCGCTCGCCACTACGGCGAGACACGCACCGTCAACGACTGGTGCCGCCAATGGAAAGGCTGGTGCCAACGCCGCGCCAACATGAGCGGCATACCACCCTCGAAACCACACATACACACGTGGCAATGCTCTCACGTGCTCGAAGCGCTCGGACGCGACAAGGAAACCGCCACGCCAGACCAACAAGCCTGCGAATTAGCCGACAAACTCAACAAGGAGAAATCATGAAACACGACGAACCGGAAACCATGTACAGCCGTGAATGGTTGGAACACGAACGTCACAAGGCATGGCAGGAAGGCTACGCAGCCGGATGGAAAGACCAGGAATGCGACTTCCCGCAATATACAAGCGAAAACCCATACAAGCATTTACTTCGAAAACAGCAAGGGAGGGAGACGGGACAATGACCGAGCATGAGGAATACTGCGTGAGCATCCGCGAATCCTACAGAATGTCCGGCAGCACGCTGATTGGATACGCGGTGACGTTATGGAGGTGGGACCATCTCGACGAAACATGGGGGTATGCGGCTGTATGCGAATACCTGTTCGCGGACTACAACGGCAGTCGTAGGAAGGCGTTACGGCAGGCGAGACGGGACGCGAGAAAACTCGCCGGAATCTTCGCCTGCACTAACCATGACACCAACGAGAAAGGAATGTGGCAATGAACGGCGTGGACACGTTGGACACAAGCATCTGGGCCGGCTACATCGTCCGGCCGAAGGGTGATATGAGGCTGTATACATGCCGAGTGTACGAAACGCTCCAAGAGGCATCGGATGTGGCGCAGGAGCGCGCCGACTCCTACCACAGGCCATACGAGGTGCGCGTAACCTGCGATACTTCGCAGCGAATTATTAAGACCATCGAACCAAGGAAAAGCAAATGAAGAAAATACTCGAAAACATGATCATCAAGTGGCATCAGGCCGGATATTCGCTCGACGAAATCGCGCCGCTCGTGCCGCAGGTGCCGAAAGCGGAAGTCGCCGCGATCATCACACGATACGACAAGGAGACCCGACTTTGACCGACTGCCAGCACTGCCAGAAGCCAATGAAGCCGATCGCCGCGAATCTGCTCTGCGCAAACTGCCGTGAAGACTACTGGACGCTCATCAGACAGCTCGGACACGTCCAACTGCCCGCCCTGCGAAGCATCATGCTCCGACAGGCCCGCATCGGCACCCCGGCACACACGCCAAGCAGAGGCAACGCGCCAATGCCAATCGACACCCACGCTCAAGACCTCATCGCAGACAGCGAAGCATGGTTGGCGGAACAGGCAGGCAAAATACGCGCCGCATACGCCGCATACGACTGGCGTAAAGCATGGTATGCCATCATCAGCAACCGGCACACCATCCTCAACATGAGCACCGCAGCCGACGACTACGCCGCCCTGGCACACATCACCAGACGCAACGAACAAGCCCTGACGCCGGAAGACGAGCTCATAATCCTCGGCACCTGCCCAAAATGCGACAGCATGCTCACCGGCACGCCAGAAGCCGAATCGGTCACATGCCAAGGCTGCCACCGTGAATGGGCTGCGCCAGCAATCAAAGCAGCCAGAGACGAAAGACTGTGGCAGGTGCGAATCACCGGCACACCAAGCGACGCGGCAAAAGAACTCAAACGCTACGGCCTGACCATATCACGCAACCTCATCAGCCAATGGCTCAAACGCGGCAAACTGTCGCACGCCACGCCGACGGAACACAAGCGGCAGTACACGTTCAACCTCGGAGAACTAGCAGCCCTACTTGACTGTCACCGTTGAAATGCTATACTGTCGTATGTTCGTAAAATGGTTCAGCCAGAAAATGGTTGGACCATTTTTCATATTCAGCTTCGGTAGCTCAGTGGCAGAGCACAAGGGATAGCACAGATACCTAGGACGGAACAGACCGGCCATGGCTTCCATGCTTCTTTGAATGCCCGTGATAAGAGACAGTGCCCCTCATCGATGTCGTGGGTTCGACTCCCACCCGAAGCACCAAAGGCGGTGAATCAATGCCAGGAAGAACGCGCAAGACCAGCCGCCAATTCGAAAAAGACAAGGCCGCATTCTTCAGCCAATGCAAGGCACAGCATGCAGTCTGCTGGTTGTGTGGTATGCCGATAGATTATTCAGCACCGAAGAACACAAGCGATGACAGCTTCAACCTCGACCACCTCTACCCAGTCTCGAAGCACCCCGAACTCCAATTCGACCCGGCAGGCTTCAAACCAAGCCATACCAGCTGCAACCGATTGCGCGGCAACCAAGATCCGCCAGCACCAATCGGAACACTAAGCAGGCAATGGATTAAGACAGCATGAGCAAGGAGACAGCAATGCAACAGCCAGTCAACCTAACGCTCACCGCAGAAATTAATGACAAGACATTCCCAATCAGCAGCTTCACGGTCAACATTCCAGTGCACGTCAACAGAACATACCGCTACGAGGTCATCGACTCCGAGCGTGCCATCGCCAAGCTGATGCCACCAAGCACAAACGAACTCATCAAACGCTTCAAAAACGCAATCAACGCATTCCAAACAGCATTCGAAACCGACCCAAACGGGGTAGGGGCGGTGAAATCGTAAAACCAACGAGATGGTGCAAGACGTCCCGCGTGGTTGGTCTTCCTCTCCCCGATGGCCGAAATTGAACGGGGGTCGCGCGCGCGATTGCAGATTCGAGGTGAAGTATGTCGGTGAAATTCCCGAGCCATAATGTGGCGGAGGCTTTGGAGCGCTCATTGAAGAACGCCGATGGGCTGAAGGCCGTGAATTCCGCAGTGGTCGCGGCCGCCCGCGTACTGGCTGGTCGGATTGACTTCCTGAATGTCACCGGATTCGTTGACGAGAACGGGAAGATCGACAATGTGACTCTGCCGACTTTCCTGAAATACTGCCAGTCTCTCGGATTGACTTTGGACGCTCCAGCGAAGGTCGGGCGTCCGGCCAGGCAGAAGCCCGAAGTCAGGGCTGAGGAAGCGAAGAGCGACAAGGTTATCGCGATGGATGATTTCATGAAGCGGTTCGGCTGAGGAGGTTGCGATGGCGGCTGAGAATCTTACGGTTTTCGGTGCCATCGACGATGAGCATCATGGCGTGACCTTGCCGCGTATCTTCACGCCGCCGCTCCGTCCGTTGACGAGGGAGACGAGCAATGGTTTCGCGGTGATCGCGTTCGCGGAGATCATGCTGCACGTGCATCTCTATCCGTGGCAGCAGTGGCTTTTAGTGCATGCGCTCGAACTGCTGGAGGATGGCAGCTATCGCTTTCGTAAGGTGATTGTGCTTGTGGCCCGTCAGAATGGCAAGACGACGCTTATGGGCGTTTTGGCCGCATGGTGGCTGTTCGTCGATTCCAACAAGCATCCGGACAGGGTGCCGCCGGTGAAGTTTCTGGTGGTCGGTGCGGCGCAGACGTTGGACAACGCCAAGGGCCCGTACAATCAGGTCAAGGAGTGGTGCAATCCTCAGCCTTCTACTGATGAGGAAGCGGATCTGGTCATTCCGGATCTCGCCGCGATGACGCAGAAATTCGTCAACACTAACGGCGAGGAGGCGATCATCACCCGCTCGAAGGCCCGCTATATCGTCCGCGCCGACAAGAACATTCGAGCGAAGTCGGCCGCGCGTGTGGTGTTCGATGAGTTGCGTGAGCAGCATACTGATGATGGCTGGAATGCCGTCAGCCAGACCACGAAGGCAGTCTGGTCGAGCCAGTTGTGGGGCATTTCGAACGCGGGCGATTATCGCAGCGTCGCGCTTCGCAAGCAGGTGGACAAGGGCCGCAAGCTTGTTGACGAGTGGACGCGCCTGAGCGCCGACGGTGGCAATCCGGCCGACGTGTTCCTGTCCGGCGAACAGGATGGATCGTTCGGCTATTTCGAGTGGTCTGCGCCTGACAAGTGCCCTGTGGATGATGCCGACGCTATCCGGCAGGCGAATCCGTCGCTCGGCTACGGGCCGATGACCGTCATGTCGGTTCGTTCCGATATTGACGGCATGACCGAGGCCGCGTTCCGCACCGAGGTCCTGTGCCAGTGGGTTACGGCTGACATCATTCCTTTCATCAATCCGAAAATGTGGGCCAGCGGCCTTGATTCGCGTTCCACGATTCCGGACGAGAATCGAGTGGTGCTGTCCGTGGATACGAGCGCGGACCGTAAGACCACGTATGTGGCCGCTGCCGGAATGCGTGCGGACGGGTTGCCGCACGTGGAGTTGATTGCTCGCCGTGACGGCATGCTGTGGGTGCCGCACTTTTTGGATCTGCTTCGTGAGAGCTGGCCGGACATCTGCGAGATAGCAGTGCAGTCGAAAGGCTGTCCGGCAGTCGATTTCATCGACCCGCTCACCGAAAAAGGCTGGAACGTGCATCTCATCGAAGGCTTCCGGTTGGGCGCGTGCTGTGGCCGCTTCCACGATCGCGTGCGTGAGGGGAAGTTGCGGCACCTTCCGCAGCCCGCCATCGAACAGCAGGTTTCCGTGGCCGTATCCCGGCGTCTTGGCGAAGTCGAGGTGTGGGACCGCACCAAGTCCGCATTGCAGATTTCCGGCTTGGTGGCCGAATCGCAGGCGCTATACGCCTTGGAGACCATGCAAGTCGAAAACGAAAAACCGAAATATGCGCCGAGCGTGACCCATTTCGCAGTCGTATGACCCAGTGAGGAGGTTTCATGGGGTTCTTTTCCAGATGGCTCAAGAAAAGCCCGGTATCCGTGGCCCAGAAGTTCTCCGAATCGTCAGTCAACATTTCGCAGGTCGCGCAGCTGCCGATCGATTGGTTCGGCGCCGGAGTCTACGAGCGAGAGGCGGCGGTGCGCACCGTCATCGACCATATCGCGCGGAATATCGCCAGCATGCCATTCAAGGTCTACACTCGCCAGCCTGACGGTGACCGTGTGGAGGACACGACAAGCCATTTGGCGCAGTTGATGGCAAAGCCGAGCGTTCTTCCTGGCATGACGCGCTACCGATTCTTCTACTCGCTGCTCTGCGATGGCCTGCTCAATGACCGATGGCTCTGCCTGCTCGATGCCGACAAGAAGACCGGCAGATTGTGGCTGCGGCGTATTCCGGTGCAGAATTTCACTCTTTCCGGCAACACTCTTGATGAGATCACCGGCGTGCAGATCAGTACCGGACAACCGGAAGGAAGCCAGTACTTCAAACTGCCAGACCCGCAGATTCTGCTGGATGTGGGCTACAGCACGTCCGGCATCGGCGGTTCTCCCGTGTCCGGCACTCTCGCCCCGCTTCTGGCGGAGGCGCGTGAGATGGCCGAATATCGTCGTGCGATAGCGAAGAACGGCGGTCAGATTCCGGCGTACATCTCCCGTCCGAAGGAGATGCCGTGGCCTTCGCAGGAGGCGCAGGACGAATTCGTGCAGGGCATGCGCAACTACAAGGCAGGTGGAAATCTTGCCGGTGGCTGGCCGCTGCTCAACGACGGCATGGAAATCAAGACAGTGGACGCGTTCAAGCCGATTGACATGCAGGACATCGACGCGAGGGACAGGATTCGCATAGACGTGGCCAACGCCTTCCATATCGCGCCGGAGAATCTTGGCTTTCGCAGTGGCACGAATTCCAACATCGCTTCCTTCAAGGAGCAGATGTGGAATGTGGAGTTGATGCCGTACATCGTGGCGTTCGAACAGTCGCTCAATTTGCTGCTGCCTGACGCGCTCGGCCAGCCGGACGCCTACATCGAAGCGAATGTGGATGCGAAGCTTCGCGGAACGTTCTCCGAGCAGTATCAGGCGCTCAGCACGGCCACGGGGCGCAGCTTCATGACCACGAACGAGGCGCGGCGCATCCTCAACTATCCGAAGCTTGATGGTGGCGACGAATTGGTGACGCCCTTGAATGTGGCAACCGGCGCCCAGCCCAGCCCGCAGGATGGCGGCAGGACGCAGAACGCGCAACAGAACAATCCAGTGAACGGAGAAGGACAGTGAATCTCAAACAGCTCAGATTCAACGTGAAATCCTTGGATGATTCCGCTGGCGAAGGCGTTTTCAGCGGCTACGCCAGCACTTTCGGCAACAAGGATCTGCAGGGTGACGTGATCGCCAAGGGCGCTTTCGCGGAGACCTTGGAGAAGGACTACGCCGGCGGAGCCGGCATCCCGATCCATTGGAACCATCAGGACGGCAAGCCGACCGACATCATCGGACGCACTTTGAGCGCCGTCGAGGACGAGAAGGGTCTGCTCATTTCGGCCCAGCTCGATATCGAGGATAATCCGACCGCCCAGCAGGCTTACGACCTGCTCAAGGATGGCAGGGTCCATCAGATGAGCATCGGCTTCGTGCCGACGAAGACCGCGTGGATCACGGAAAAGGGCGATGGCCCGTGGGGTGGCCATTCCGAATTCCAGCAGATCAAGCTTTTCGAGATCAGCGTGGTGCCGGTGGCCGCGAACCAGCAGGCCGAGATTCTGGCCGTTAAGTCAGGTCGCGCCATCAGCTCCGCCAACGAGGAGAAGCTTCGTGCCGCATTGGCGTCGCTGAACGAGGTGCTGGAAGGCATCGATTCCGACAATTCCACTGCTTCCGGCGAGAAGTCGGATAAGCGGGATGATTCCAAGACCGACGATAAGCCGGACGATAAGAAGCTTGACCCTGATAAGGGCAAGGACGCTGAGGCCGAGAAGGCCGAGCGCCTGAATGTAATCAAATCCGCCCGTGAACTGGTCACTGGCGGCAAGGACAACAAGGAGACCAAATGAGTTTCAATGATCGTCTCGCCAAGACCAAGGCCGCCATCGAAGCGGTGCTGGCCAAGGGCGAGGATAATCTCACCACTTCCGACATCGAGAAGCTGAAGGGTCTGAACGCTGAGGCGCACGAACTGCAGGATTCCATCGAAACGGTGGATGCGGTGCATAAGCGTTTCGCGGGATTGACCGACAACCTGGCGGACACCCAGAAGAGCGGAGCCGCATCAGGCGAGTCTCTTGGCGATTTCGTCGTGAAGAACATCGGCGAACAGCTGGCGAAGATAAAGGGAGTGTCCGGAGCGTCAATCGCAGCACCGGAATGGGCTCCGAGCCGCAAGGCCAACACCGACACGCAGGTCACCGGCGGCCCGTCCGGCGTGTACGGCTCGCTGTTGACCTACGTGGATCCGAATTTTGTCCAGGCTTACCGCCGTCCGACCATCACCAACCTATTCGGTGTCGGCGCGATGAGCGGACAGGCCATCATCTACTACGTGGAAGGCGAAAAGGAAGGCGATTTCAAAACCGTCGGCGAAGGCGAGGAATTCAGCCAGATCCATTACGCCGACGCGACAGAGCACACCGACGCATTATCCACCATCGCTGGATTCATCAAGGAATCCAACGACATGATCACCGACCTCGCATTCTTGAAGTCCGACATCGATGGACGTCTGCTCTACGACTTGAGCATCGTCGAGGAGAAGCAGCTGCTCAACGGCGACGGTACCGGCAAGAACATCAAGGGCCTGCTGAATCGTGAAGGAATCCAGTCATACACCGCTACAGACGCTGGCAACGACGTTGCCGTCCTGCACGCGCAGTCGATGATCTCCACCACGACCGGCATGATGCCGGATGCCCTTGTCATCAATCCGACAGACTATGAGGCCATTCGATTGAAGAAGGACAATGATGGCAATTTCATCGGCGGTGGACCGTTCTACGGCGTGAATGGCGGCGCGCTGACCATCACTCCGCGCCTTTGGGGTCTGGACACCGTGGTGACTCCCGCTGTCGACGCCGGCACAGCCATCGTCGGCTCCTTTAAGGGCGCTGCCACCTTCTATCGCAAGGGCGGCGTGACGGTCGAGGCCACCAATTCCAATGACACCGACTTCATCTCCGATCTGGTGACCATTCGCGCCAAGGAGCGTGTGGCTTTGGCCGTGCGCAAGCCGAAGGCCTTCGTCAAGCTGACTTTGAAGTAAGGAGAGTACGATGGCTCGACAGTTTCGAGTGATTCCAGCCTCGGCGGCGAAGCTCGACCCCAACGCGGACGTTGCCGATGTGGTCTTCGTGGATGCGAAGGGCAAGCCGACCGACATTGGTAGTTCTGCCGCCGCGCCGTATGTGCTTCCCGCTGCCGCCGAGAACGCTCTCGGCGGTGTGAAGCTGGCTAATGTCGCTTCGGCGGGTAATGCCAATGCTGCTGTGGGTGTAGCCGCTGGCGATGCGCCGACCAAGGCAGAGCATGACGCGCTCGTGACCGCGTACAACGATTTGGCGAAGCGTGTCAATGCGCTTGTGGCTGGTCTTGTGGCTGCTGGCGTGGTGAAGACGAGCTGAGATTGGAGGTCGGCATGAGTGATGCGAATGTGATTCCCGACATGATTGCCGACCCTTCGGCTTTCGAGGATGACGCCGAGTTTCGGCTTAAGGCGGCGCAGGCGGCCATCCGCCGTGAATGCGGCTGGCATGTCATGCCGAACACGGAATTGTCCGGCGTGCTCAACTCGCGTGGCGGCATGGTGATTCGGCTGCCCGCACGTCATGTGACGAGCATCGAATCATTGACCGACCGTGATGGCAACAAGCTGGCTTACGCCTACGATCCTGAGACGGGTTTGGTCGAATCCTTGTCCGGTGGCTTCCCCGCCGGAATCGCGGCCATCCGCTACGAGATTCATGCTGGCTATGATGACGCGCCGGACGTGCAGTCGGTGCTTATCAGCGCCGCGAAACGTGCCGGCATGAGTCCGCTTGGGCTTATCACCTCGCAGTCAACGAATGGCAGCAGCGCAAGCTTCGACGTGGTGTCGCTCATGCAGGCCGAGAAGGACAAGCTCAAACCCTACAAGCTGGGAGGCTTGCCATGAGCCTGCTTGACGAGTTGAACACCACTGGTGGCGGCTGGCACATGCCCGGAGCGACAAAGTGGAAGCGGCTTCGTGCGAAAAAGGTCATGGACCGGTATTCGGGCGAGTTGACTGGTGAGGATTGGGATCACCCGGACGTGCTGGAATTCAATGGCTCGCTGGCAAGTTCCAGCAGCATGAGGACTCCTGATGCGCTTCGTGAGGAGACTACGAGCACGGCCTACCTCACCTCGCCTGACCCGTCTTTGGATGTGATGCCGGGTGATCGTATCAAGGCCATGCCGGATGACGGCAGATGCTGGGAGGTGTCCGGCTATCCGAGTCGTGACGCGAATGCTTTCACGTCGTGGCAGCCGACGGTCGAGATTCCACTATCCGAGTACAGGGGGTGATGGTCTTGGGTGTGATGGTCAAATTCAACGATCGATATTTCGATGAGCTGATGAATTCAGCTGGCGTCAAGGCCATGACCCGTCGCGCCGCCGAAAAGACGCTCGAATATGCGAAATCGCATGCTCCGGTGGACACCGGCGCGTATCGTGACGGCCTCCAAATCGAGGAGGTCAAGCACGCGCATCGAACCACATGCATGGTGGTCGGCACAGATCCGAAGACCTTGATCGTGGAATCGAAGACGGGCAATCTCCGCAAGGCGTTGAAGGCAGGCAAAACATGACGGCAGTCCTGCCACCGGATCTTGAGCTTTGGCTGTGCTCGTATCTGCGCGCACGGTTGAAATCGTCTCTCCCGACGATCATCGTTTCGAATCGTGAGCCGGACGATTACGACGGTTCACGGCCGCTCGTCGTGGTGCGTGATGATGGCGGCTCGCAATCGAATCGCGTGCTCTTCGACCGGAGCGTCGGCGTGACCGTGCGTTATGGCTCTCGTGCCGCTCCGAAACCCTGCCGTGACTTGGCGGCACGGATCTACGGCATGCTCACCGACCCCGGTATTTGCTCGCTTGACGGTTCACCGATCGCGGGCATTGATGAGACCGGGTGCAATGGCCCGTATTTCGTGGCCGAGGACGCGAACATCGCCAGATGCTATCTGACTCTCGAATTCTCCGCTATTGGAGAATTCCAATAATTCAATAATTCTTAATTTTTAGGCGTTGAAACGTTTGTTTCAGCGCCTTTTTTGTTTGAAAGGACAAAATATGGCAGCTGATTCAGCAGGTAATGACCTGAGCGCCGCGAAGATCGTGGTGACAAGCGCATACCGTTTCGCACCCTATGACGCGACTCAGAAGCTGACCGCTGATCTCATCGCGCCGACCGTGGCCGACGTGAAGACCGGCTTGGACAAGATCTTCAGCAAGGGCGGCTTCGTCGGCCTTATCACCGAGGATGGCGCGCCGCAGGACAGCCGCGACGCCGACGATGCGATCAAATTCCACCAGCCAGGCTATTCGATCAACGGCAAGGCGTCGCTGACCGAGCAGTTCACCGTGGCCGAGGATAACGACATCACGCGCCAGATGACCATCGGCAAGCCGGACTCCAGTGGCGTGTATCACGTGACCGATGTGATTCAGGATGGCAAATGGTTCTGCTACAAGGAAACCGTTCTTAAAAACGGCACGCACCGCCGCCGTCTGGGTGTCGTGAATCTGACTGGCAACGAGCAGGGTCAGGAGACTTCCGGCAAGAACACCGGTGACGCCTGGACCATCGAATGGATTCAGGACGACGCCTGCGATTCCGGCAACAGCAAGTATTTGGAGTCCTTCGTGACTCCGACTGTTTCGTCCGATTCTCACGCCACCGATCATCAGGCTGATGATTCCGAGTCTCAGCCGGTGGCTGACTGATTCAACTCTTCCCAGCATGTGTTTCTTTCTTCCTTTCTTCGCATGTGCTGGGATTCTTCCTCTTCATCCAGTGGAGTAAAGGAATTTTTCGTAGTCGTTTGAAAGAAGGAAGAAATGACCAAGAACGTGATGCCCTCCGCCGCCGATTTCGACGCCTGGACTCAGGAGGACGAGGAGAAGGCGCTTGAAGCGTCGGCCGAGCGGATGAAGGTGAAGCACCTCATCAAGGACGGCAGCGTATGGTTCCTCGCACCGCACGGCCACATTTACAAGCTGCCTCTGAATCTCAGCATCGATGATTTCGTGCGCCTGTCCGACCTGCAGTCCAACACGGAGCAGATCCAGACGTTGAAGGATATTCTCGCGGATTTCGCTGGCGAGGATGCGGCCAAGGAGCTGGCGAAGGAGCCGGCAATGGTCCCATTCAACATCCTCAACGATTACGGCGAGCTGCTTGCGAAGATTCAGGGCGTGGAATTGGGAAAATCGTCGGCTTCTGCCAGCTCCTCCAAGGAGAAGACGGCAGTCGAATAAGGGCCGATTTCGCGGCTCGCGGGTGGAGTCTGCAGGCCGATTTGGGCGGCAGACTCCGCTACTGCGACGCGATCGCATTGTGGGAAAATCTCTCGGCTGACCCGAGCAGTTACACCGGCATGACTGCGGTGCATATGGTGCTGCCGATGGATGCGACGGCGATCATCACCGCGATTCAGGCTGGCGGCACGTCGATTCTTGGCGACCTCGCGCCGGAAAAGGCTGGGAAGAAGCACGTCGAAGTGACCGATGAGGAACGTCGTGAGGCGTTGGAGTCGATGAGCAGCATCTTCGGCTTCAAAAAAAGTGAATAGAGGAGGCTGTCATGGCTGGCGGTAGCGAGCTTGGATCCGCGCATGTGAGCATTTTCCCGCAGATGAAGGGCTTCCGCCAGAATGTGGCCAAGGAGACCGGCAAGGCCGTCTCCGACATGAAAAACTCCTTCACGAAGGGCTTCAATGGCGCGCAGCAGGGCAAGCAGATCGGCAGCGCCTTCAAAAGCGGTTTCAACAGTGGTGCGGCCGAGCTGAATTCCGAAGCCCTGAAGTCCTTTAAAAAGGACGTGGCGCAAGCCTCGCAAAAGAATACGGACGCCTTGCTGAAATTCAAGGCGGCTGGCGTGCAGGTGCAGGCCGCTCAGGAAAAGCTGAACGCGGCCACACAGAAATATGGCGCGGACAGCACGCAGGCTCAGGCTGCGGCCATCAAACTGGAGCAGGCGCAGATCCGGCAGAAGGCGGCGTCCGACAATCTCAAGGCGGCGTCCGACAACCTCAAGACGGCGCAGGGACGGCTCAAGGAGCTTGAGACGCAGTTGGCCGCCGAAGCTGACAAGTCGAAGAACGCGTTCGTCCGGCTGGCGTCCGGCTTCGCGTCGGTGGGCCAGCAGATCGTCGGCAAGATTCCAGGCGTTAACTCGGCCGTGCAGAAGATCAGCACGACGGCTGGCGAGGTCACGTCCAACATCAAAAGCAAATTCTCTGCCGTGTGGAATGCGCTGCCGGAGGGTGCGCGTAATGCGGCCGCAAAGGCCGGCAATGCGTTGCATTCGGGTTTGAGCAAGGCTTCCGGGTTCGCGTCGAAGGCGGTGTCCGGTATCGGCAAGGCGGCTAAGGGCATGGCCACCGTCGTGTCCGGCGCCGCTGCCGCCGCTGGCGGATATCTGGCGAATTTCGGCAAGCAGGCCGTGGATGCGGCCCTCAAGGCCGGTGAGGTCACTGCTAAATTCCAGCAGGTCGCCAAAAACAACAATTGGACCGAGGAAGAGCAGAAGTCCCTGCTCAGCCTGAATAAGACGCTTGGCCAGACCGGCGTCATATCCGGTGGCACCTTGAAGGCCGCTCAGGCACAGCTCGGCACTTTCGCGCTGACGGCGGATCAGGTCAAGACTTTGACGCCAGCATTGGCCGACATGATCGCCAATAACAAGGGTTATAACGCAACCGCTCAGGATGGCGTGCAGATCGCTAACCTGCTCGGCAAGGTCATGACCGGCTCGGCTACCGCATTGAGCAAATATGGCGTGACGATGACCGACGCCCAGAAAAAGACCTTGCAGGAGGGCACGGCACAGGAGAAGGCCGCTATGGCCGCCCAAGTGTTGGAGGCGAATTTCGGCGGCATCAACAAGGCTCTTGCGGAGACTCCGCAGGGCAAGATGACGATCTTGCAGCATGAGATTGCCGGTTTGAAGACCTCGGTCGGCAATGATCTGATTGCGGCTTTCGGTGGTGTCGGTGGTGCGGTCATCAAGATGGTGCAGGCTGTCGAACCACTCATCACAGCTTTCTTCGACAAGGTGGCCGCACTGGCCGAGAAGATCGGCCCGCCACTTGAAAAAGTGTTCGGTGGTATCGCCGACAAGATCAGCAAAATCAATTTCAGCGGCTTCATGGGCCAATTGTCTGGATTGTCCGGCCCTATCGCAGCCGTGACCGGCTTGCTGGGTGCGGCTGGTCTTGGTGGCGCGTTGAGCGGCTTGAGTGGCGTGCCGGTGATTGGCGGATTGCTGTCGAAGTTCGGTGGCGTCCTGTCTGGTCTTGGCGGGCCTATCACGCTGGTGATTGGCGCTCTGGCCGGCCTTATCGCCACGAGCCCGCAATTGCGCAGCGAATTCGGCACGATGCTCAAGAATGTTTTCGTCAGCTTGCAGCAGGCATTCCAAATGCTTCAGCCGTCGATTCAGACGCTCATGACGGCTTTGAGTCAATTGGCGGCAGCTGTCATGCCTGTCATCACCAATCTCGTCGGCCAGATCATTCCACTGCTAACACCAATCATTTCCACTTTGGTGGGTGCTTTGGTACCTGCCATTCAGGGCATTCTGACCGTGGTGACCACCGTCATTCAGGCGATCACTCCGGCCATCCAAGGCGTCCAGCCGGTTGTCACGGCGGTTGTCGCGGCCATTACTGCGGTGATTCAGGCGCTCATGCCGGTCATCTCGCAGATCAGCAGTCTCATCACTGACGTGGTGGCTGCGATCACTCCGGTGATTCAGGGCCTTCAGCCTTTGGTTACGACGGTGGTGCAGGCGATTACCAGCGTGATTCAGGCGCTGGTGCCGGTGATTCAGGCTCTCGCGCCATTGGTGTCCACGATTATTTCCGCGATCGTCGGCTTCATCAGCTCGACACTGCTGCCGACTATCCAAGCGATGCTGCCATTCATCCAAGGCATCATCAATGGCATCACGATGGTGGTCAAGGGCATCGTCAATGTCATCCAAGGCGTCATCAATCTGGTGACCGGCCTGATTCATGGCAATTGGAGCCAGGCGTGGAATGGCTTTAGTCAAATTGTGCATGGTGTTGTGCAAGGCGTGCTCGGCTTTTTGGGTGGCATTGGCAGTGCGATTATCGGCATCTTCGCTGGTGCTGGCACGTGGCTGTGGAATGCCGGCGCGTCGATCATCAATGGTCTGCTCAATGGTCTGAGGGCGGCTTTCGGCAAAGTTAAGAGCTTTGTGAGTGGCATCGGCGATTGGATCGTCAAACATAAGGGTCCTCTCAGCTACGACAAGGTGATGCTTAAGCCTGCTGGTCAGGCGATCATGCAGGGCTTTGACAAGAGCCTTAAGGCTGGCTGGAAGGACGTGCAGCGCACTGTCAATGGCATGAATGCGCAGATCAATGGCGGTTTCGATGTGGATGCGTCGAAGTCGGGGCGCGCGAATGTCAGCAATGGCGGTGGCGGTGCCACGTATGTCACGCAGACGTTCAATTATCCCGCGATCGCGCCCACGTCGATTTCGACGCAGCAGAAATTGCAGACGGCGGCGATGCCGCAATGGTGACACACAAGTGAAAAAGGTGGTGCAATGATTCTCACGGATTATCTCATCAATGGTCAGCAGCTGACTGGTGAGCGTTCGAGCCTGATAGTCGGCACCACCCATTTCACAAGCATTAGCCCTCGTATTAATTCCGTGACCGTGAACGGCCGGAACGGCGTCATGCTTCCGGCTGGGCCGGTGGCTTTCGATGCGCCGGAAATCACACTCAAATTCATCACTGACGGGCCTGATGCGGATGCTCTGATGCACCGCTTCTACCGCTTGTGCCGTTTGGCTTCCAAGCTGACGCGCGTGGAGCGTGACACGGTGTCCGGTTGGACTCGGCGCATGACCGCCAGCGCAGTGTGCACGTCATGTCAGCCGGACGGTGACGAGATTCCGTGGGATGACCACCGCGCGGCCACTGCAGTATTTCAACTGCCGGATGTTTTTTGGCAGGGGGAGCAGTGGCAGGAGCGCACCTTGGACGCGACTGGCGGGCGTCTCATGGCCGGTAGTGTCGATAAGCCCAGCAACAAGGGTTATTGGACACGGTGGGCTGGATTGCCGAACGCTTCCGCCTCGCAGCTTTTCGACACAGTGCCGGAGTGCTGGCTATCCAATGCGCCAATCGGCACGCTGGTATTGCGTTTCGGTGCTGTCACTGGTGTGACCATTTCGGATCCGGTGAGTGGCACGAATCTCATGTGGGGCGGCAAACGTGACGCCTCACGACCTTACCTCTTCGTCGACGCGGCCAATCGCAAGGCGTGGACGGCTGCCAACGCCGACGCATGGTCAGGCGGCACGGATGTGACGTCCGGCGTCGACTGGACCACCGAGCCACTGCAGGTGTGGCCCGCGATCGATTCCGGCGATTATCGCCTCGCAATCAAACAGACCGGCGGCACCGACAAGGTGGTCTGCCGGTTTTTGCAATCCTGGGAGTGATTAATGGCAAAGTCTCTGCATGCGCGCCTCGTGGCCTATCGTCCATTCGGTGACCGACTCGGTGTGCTGGCTGAGCCTGTGAGCTTCAGCGCCAGCATGCTCCACAATGATGATGGCGCAATCAGCATCGAATATTCCCTGCTGTCCGGTGATGCGCAGGCTTTCGACCGTGAGCTGACCGATGGTCTCGAAGTGGCCGTGGAAGTGTCGGACGGTAGCGGCTTCAAGGAGCCGGATAATGCGCGATTCGTCATCACGGGCCGCTCCGGCAAGACCGATGACCGCACCAAGACCATCACCTACAGCGGCCAGTCGATTGGCTGGCTGCTGTCCAAGGCCGAAAACAATGATTCTTCGCACCTCATCGCCGATGGTGACAACAAGGGCAAAAGGCCATTTTATTCGTCCAATCCGGGCACGATTATCAAGACCCTGCTTGACGAAAACCGTCAGCGTGGTGGCGTGGCCACCGGCCTGACCTTGGGCTTCGATACCGCCAAGGACGCGGCTGGAGCGGCATGGGCGAAAAAATACACCTTATATTACAGCCTCGGCACTGATTTGCAGACGATTCTGAGTGCTCTTGTCAATGGTGGCGGCTGCGACTGGCGCACGTCCGGCAGGACACTCAAGCTTTGGAATGCGGATAGCACCGCCTTGAGCCGTGACCTGAGCAAGAGTGTCGTGCTGCAATTGGCACGCGACATTAGCGAGGCCCCTTTCGAGGAGTCCATCGCGGATCTGGCCAGCACCATCCTTGTCGAGGGTGACAATAATCTGCTTTTCCGCATGGATAATCCGGCCGCGCCGACACCGTGGGGCAAGTGGGAAAGCTACAGCAGCCAGGGCGGCGTGTCTGATAAGGACACGGCGCAAGCATTCATGCAGTCCACGCTTGATGATGCGGCTCGTGTGCGTGGCCAGTACACGCGCGACTTGGTGACCGCGAATGTGGATAATCTGCCGCTCATCGACTTCCACCCCGGCGACTGGATTACCGCCCCCACCGTGGCTCACGGGGGAAAGGTGCGCGTGCAGGAAATCGATTTGAGCATGCGCCAGAATGAGGGCCTATCCTGCTCAATCGCTCTGAATGATATTAAGTATGACGCTTCCGTGCGTCAGGCGAAGAAAATCAAGGGCATCACCGGTGGCGCCGCATTGGCCGGCAGCGAGGGCGGCACGACCGCCTCGTCCGACCGTGACCATCGCGTGCCGAAGGCACCTCTCGGCCTTGTGGTGCAGACTGATGCCTATATCGGCAGCGACGGTTTCGCACACGGCTTGGCCACCGCCATGTGGTCCGCCGTGACCGAGGCCACGAACGATACCGCCATTGAGATTAGCAATTATGCCGTCGAATGGCGCAAGCATGTGGACGGTGCGCCGTGGCATTCCGCCGGAACGACTGATAAGACGCAGCTCGGTTTCGGCGGCTTGGATTGCGGCACGCAGATCGAGGTGTGCGTCAGGGCAGTGCCGACGTATTCGGACAAGCTGGGCGAATGGTCGAGCATCTTCGTGGCCACCGTGGAGTCGGATACGACGCCCTGCTCCGTCCCATCGAAGCCGATTGTCTCCTCCGAGCTGGGCGTGGTCACCGTCCATTGGGATGGCAAGACCTCCACTGGCGCGTCGATGGAATCGGACTTCGACCATATCGAGGTCGGCGAGGGCGTCAATGCGGCTGGAATGCAGGTCATCAGCGCCAACCAGTCTGGGCAGGGCGCTTACGTCATCACCGGTTTGACGGGCGGCTCACAGCACTCTTATGCGCTGCGCTCCGTGGACCATGCTGGCAATAAGTCTGACTGGTCTGCGATTGCCACTGTGACCGTGGCTTCCGCCGTCTCGCCTGATGAGGTCAAGCAGATTCAAAAGGATTTGGCTGACAATCAGACGGCGTTGAAGGATAATACGGCGAAGCTGATGCAGGCGCAGAAGGACATCCAGTCCAACAAGTCTAATCTTGATGCGGCGAATCAGACGCTCGCTCAAGCCAAGACCGACCTATCGCAGGCGCAGAAGGACATCGCGCAGACCAAGAGCGACCTGACTACGGCGAATGGCGAGATTTCGAAGGCGAAGGAGTCGGCGGCGCAGGCGTATGCCGAAGCCCACAGCAAGAACCATACTTTCCGTGGCCCCGACGAGCCGAAGGATAATCTCATCGTCGGCGACCTATGGCTCAAGACGCAGAAATATTGGACGAGGTGGAAAGGCGAGAAGAATAATTCGCCTAGCCTCATGGCCGACTTCTACACCTACTGGCAGGGCGAAGCCAATAATTCTCCTTCCGCGCTCGTGCCGCTGTCGGATCGCGTGATTGAGACGCTTGTCTGGGATGGCTCCGCGTGGAACCACATGGGCTATGCCGACGTGGAGCGCAATGCCGACGAAATCGCTCAGGCGAAGTCCGACATCGCGGATAACGCCGCGAAGACCACCGACGCCAAGAAGACCGCCGAGAATGCCGCTGCCGCCGCCAAGAACGCTCAAGGCACGGCTGACACGGCGAATGGTGCGGCGAAGACCGCGCAGGATACCGCCAATGCGGCTACCGCTGCCGCCAAGAGCGCGACCGCGACCGCAGGTCAGGCGAAGAGCGCCGCCGACGCCGCGCAGACCGCCGCCGAGAGCGCGAAGAAGACCGCTGGCAATGCGGAGACTTTGGCGAACACGGCCAATGCTTCGGCCAATGCGGCCAAGTCCGACGCGGCTTCCGCCAAATCGGACGCTTCCACCGCGAAGACCGATGCGGCCAACGCCAAGGCCACCGCCGCGAATGCGTCGAGTGTGGCCACGCAGGCGAAAGCCACCGCCGACAGTGCGGCACAGTCCGCCACGGACGCGGCCAATGCCGCGAGGAAGGCGAATACGGCTGCTGCCGCCGCCGCTGGCGTGGCTAACGGCAAGGCCGACGTGCTCATCCAGTCCACTGCGCCGGACGCTTCGATGCGCAAGCCGACTACCTTGTGGATCGACACCACCGGTGGCGCTAACACGCCGAAACGGTGGAACGGCAGCACATGGGTGGCGGTGACAGACAAGGCGGCCACCGATGCCGCCAACGCCGCTGTCAAGGCACATGCTGCCGCGCAGACGGCGCAATCAACGGCTGACAAGGCTCAGACCACAGCCGCCAACGCCGCCGCGCAGGCGAATCAGGCGCAGGCCGCCGCGAAGAAGGCGCAGACCACTGCTGACGGAAAGAATCTCATCTACCGTGGCCCGGACGAACCGAATCATGATGGTTTGAAGCCGGGTGACATGTGGTGGCGCACGCAGAAGTATTGGACGAGGTGGAAAGGCGAGAAAAACAACAGCCCGAGCCTCTTGGCCGACTTCTACACCTACTGGCAGGGCGCTCCGAACAACAGTCCGAGCGTCTTGGTGCCCTTGTCCGATCGTGTGGTGGAAGTCCTGACGTGGGACGGTACGAGATTCGAGCCATTCGACCTCGTGGCGAACAACATCCTCGCTGCTGGCACGGTGGCCGCGAAGCATCTCGCCGTGGATTCCGTGACCGCCGAAAAGGTCAAGGCCAATGCCATCACGGCGGACAAGCTGGCGGCAAACTCGGTCACGACCGAGAAGCTGGTTTCCGATGCGGTGACCGCTGGCAAATTGGCGGCTGATTCGGTGCAGGCGCGGAATATCGTCGCACTGGCCATCACGTCCGACAAGATTGCAGCCAATTCCGTGACCACGGGCAAGCTGAAGGTCACGGAGGATATGACCGTGGCGCTGCTCACCGTCCACAAGATTCAGGCCGGAGAGATTGCGGCTAATGCCGTGACCACTGCTGCCTTGGCGGCTGGCGCGGTGGACGCGGATAAATTGGCTGCTAATTCGGTCAATGCGTCCAAGATTGTCACTGGTGCCATCACCGCCGACAAGCTCGCGGCAAACAGTGTGACGGCCGTCAAGATCGCGGCTGGCACTATCACGTCCGACAAGGTGGCGGCAGGTCAATTCAAAGGCTACGTCTTTACGGGCGCCGTCTTCCAAAGCTCCGAGGCCGCGAACACTGGCATGAAGCTCAATTCGACCGCCCTGCAAATGTGGGATTCCAACCACAAACAGACCGTCTATCTCGACGGCGAGGGCAAGTCGAACGTTCTGACGGGCACGTTCCAAACCCGCACGAGCGGGCACAGAATCCGAATCAGCCCGGATTACCAGTCGTATGCGATCAGCGGCTCGGAGACGTTCGTGGGCGACGGCATTGAATTCCCCGCCTACAACGGCTCGACCGGCTACTACCGGTATCCGGCCATCGCGTCGGTGATCCAGTCGAGTGAGGTCGGCACGATGAGCGAGCTGGACTTGTGGAGCGGACATGTGGCAAAGAACGATCCGGGCACGCAGCTCCGACTCCAGTCGAGGCCACGGTCGAAGGGCGCGACCGGCAGCGGCATCACCTCGAAGGCATACCTTTCAGCTAGCACGAATTGGGAAGAGGCGGACGCCAGCAAGAAGAGCAGTGCCTGGCTCGACATGGAGGGCGTCGGCGGATCAGGCGCAAGCGCGTATTTGGACGTGCGCAGCGATTCTGGATCGCTCTGCGAAATCGGCGTCAAGGCATACGGTGCGAAAGCGAAGACGTGGTGCACCGCGTCGGATGCGAACGGCGAGGTCGGCGTGGTCTCGGACATCAGCACCGGATACGTGTATCTTGGCGGCTATCTTGGCGGCATCAACGGCCGCCACACATTCCAAAGCACCAATTGGCGAATCTACCAGAACGCGACGCTAACCGCGGGCTCCACCGTGCCACAGACCACGTGGTCATGGACGCCGGCGAAGTTCGGACGCTACTACGGCGTGTGCAATTCCGACCTCAATTGGGGGTCGATCTTCATGCACGTGTGCAGCACCGGCGGCGCCGGGTCTTTGCAAGTTATGGGATACAACGCCGGAACCGCGACCTTTCATGGCGACATGTACGTCAACGCGTTCGCATGGCTCACAAAATAAGGAGGCACATTTTGCAAACGGTTTTCGAAGACGGCAACCTCGTCATCAGAGCGGAAAAGGAAGGCGAGCAGGGGCTCGTGTGCGGTATGGACGCTATCGCAGCATGGCGTGCGCTGCTCGGCACGACGAGCGTCGCCGAAACCTGCGCGGCCATGATGCAGGCGCGCGAATCGGACGGCTCGTACGATCCGCAGACCGGACGTAACGCGTACACGACCGCCTATGAGGGCTTGGAGGCGGCCTTGTCGGATACCGCGGCGGAATCCGTGTCCATGATGTCCGACAGTGGCGAGGTACAGGATGATCCGATGACGGCCGCACGCAACCGGACGAGGACGGCTTTGGGCCTGCCGCCGATAACCAACAAAACCGATTCCGCCGTCCAGGCGGCCATGCTGTCGGGTGAAGCGGCCGATGCGACGCCGACCACCGGCATCGACACGGATTGCGTGGACGCCAAGGCCATCGGAAGGCTTTTCGCCACCGAAGCCATGCGTGCTGACTTGGACGAATGCGAGGAACGCTTTTACGAAGCGCTCATGCCAAGACAAAACCAACAGAATTAAGGAGATTGATTATGGCCGATGTGACCACTGAGACCACTACCGATACCGATACCGCGCCTACCGTGACGCCCTCTGAGCCGTCTGGCGTGCTTGATTTGCGTCCGCCGAAGGAGTCGGTGCGCGCGGAATTGTGCCGATTGGGATTGGAGTTTTCCAGCACGGACGGCTCGGCCGAATCTTGGCGCGACTACCAGCGTGGCGTGCTCGCGACGTTCGATGATTCCGGCGCGTCCGTCACTTTGACGGACGTGAAGACGAATCTCGGCCGCACCCTCACCTTGGACGAGCTTAAGGCCGTGACTCGTATCGACACGATGACCGCCGCAGACTAACCCGGCATTCCATTTTTTTCAACCCCTGCAATCCATACGGATTGCGGGGGTTTCGTATTTAAGGAGACATTTTGACTCAGATTCCGGCCGACGCGAACGACGTCATCGACACGCTCTCCGCGCAAATCGGCACTCTCACCAAGCAGATCGCAATCCTGACCAGCCAGCTCAACGCGGCCATGAAACTGATTCCCGCCGACGTGCTCGAAAGCGTGAAGGGAGACACTGATGCAGAGGATTAACTGGTTCCCCGACCCGCTCATCACCGGAAAACTCTTCGCGGAAATCAACAATGGCGCAGCAAACGCTGTTGTGGTCGCCGACAATAAGAATTGGCTCAGAGTCACCAGCACCGCGACCGGCGATAATTTCGGACAATTCTCACTGTCGGGCGGCCTCATCCCACCGGCTGGCACGTATCACGTGCACGCCAGGGTATACGCGCAGAAGGCCGCCGCCAATTTCATCGTCTACAGCAGCGTCAACTCCTCGTGGAAGCAGTTGCTGAACAAGCCGGTCGCCGACGGGCAAACCCTCACGGTGGACTCCGAGATCACGATTCCGGAAGGATGCCAGCATCTCCTCGTCAGGATGCAATTGGGGAGGGAGGTCGGCTTGATCGGCATGATGAGCGAAATCCTCATCGAATCGGCCGACACTTACGATAAAGCCGTGGGGGGGGGCTTCCGGGCTTCTTCTCGGGGGACACGATGCCACGCGATTAAGGCGACTCGTCGGGCGGGTGATGTCCGATGATGGTCACGAACCTGATAAGCAATCCAAGAGCCCACGTCACGCTGAAGCCGGGCGAGTACACGCCGATTACGACCATCGAGAAGACTCCGGGTACCCCATACTGGTGCACGGTCTGGCTGGACGTGTCGGGCGGCTCCGTCACGATAGACAACTGTCCGGGCACCTTCGGCAAGAGCCAACGCATCGGATGGTCCTTCACGTCCCTGATCGCGAATCCGATGAGCCTGAGATACAAGGTCGTGTCCGGCAGTCCGACCGTCAAGGTGTGGAACATGGTCATGTGCGAGCTGGGCGAATACCAGGCGAACAAAGCCTTGCTCGACGGCCTTTACTTTTTCGACGGGGATACGATGCCGCGCGCCTAACCCCTTTGGGGGTGGTGGCATGACTCCCATCGTTAATCACTGCGTCATGCCGAAAGGCGGT